GTCACGAGGGATTATCTCCCCGTTTCCCCATGGAAGGCCGTAGACGGCTGATGCTAGGATTACATCCGGTTTAAAGTGCTCCCAGCTTACCTTACGGTAGGCCGCGGGCCGATAGACGCGGATGTATCTGATGCTGCTACGCCAGCGCGAACGCCAGCGACTCTCGGTATCGTGTATACACAGATCTCCAAGGTCTTTTGGACCTCGAAGGGACCGAATATCGTGTGGAATAGCGTCCAAGACGCTAAACCAAGCACGACGTATACACTTAAACCGACTCTCCTTACCATTCGTGGAACGGAGGAGGCCGTTTGCGAGAGAGATGAGTTGTTGGGGTTCACAGGGGTCTTCCTTCAAAAAGTGGGGCCTTACAGCCTCGCCCTCGAAGAAATCCCCACCGCAACTTTCTCTGAAAGGACCATCAACGTAAGATTTCCTCTTGTTGACAGTCAGACCAAAGAAACTCAGGGCAGACATCACGTCGCTCGAGCACTGCGTCGGAAAGATGAGATCATCTCCGAACACATGCACATTGTCACCTGGAGACAGCTTTTGGCTGTCCGTGGCGCATGCGCAGATAAGGCCTAAGAAAACTAAGGTCTCTAGCTCGAACGTGAAACCATTACCCATGCTGCTGAACTTCTCCAGCACATGCCACCTCCCCTTGAAAAGGGTTTTCTTCGATCTCAGATCGTTAAGGACCTGAAACCAAGTAGGTGGAAGCAGTAACTTCACAAGGTTACTGCAAATGGTGTCGCTAGCATTTGAAAGGTCAAGGGTACAGAGATCACCTCGGATAGAGGCTTCACAGGCGACCTGCCTATGAATATCTTGTCCCCGCGCAAGGTCAATTCCTTTTCGTTTCTCAACGATCTGGAGACCTGCGTCGCAGAGCCTGTCACGAATGACAGACCCGTACGCCAGCTGAAAGTAAAGGTTGATACTAGGTTCCACGGCAATGCCGCGGTCCTTTTCGCAATCTTTAGGCACCGTTGTGAAACGATTGCCACTGACGTAAAGCGGAGCCTTTCCCAGAGTCCCGCAGGCTTTAGCCCACAGAGTACCGCACCATCCGAAGAGGTACGGCCATGCATCTGGAGTGAGAGTGGGTTCTGAAGACATTTTATCCGGGACAAGCGTCAACGGATTTCGGTCGCCATAGGTCGCACCGGGTCCAAATCTGCCACTGACTTTATTAGAGTCAGGACAGGGCCCTAAGATCCCCGCGATAATTTTCCGCGCACGAGTAATATACTCGTTCACGCCCTCAACAGTGTCAGGCAAGCCTGGCGCCAGATAGGGATTAAGACGGAGATTAGTGCGAAAGCACATCTGCTCACAACTTGAAAAAGAACTTTCAGCTACGGCCTTACGGTCGAAAGTTGTAGGTAACTCAACAAGCTTGCGCAGGATTCCGGCAGCGGTGGCATCACGCCAGTAACTCTCAGAATCTAGATAGTGCCTAGGATCTACTCGCACAGTTGCGAGCTGATCGAATTCACCAGCCTCAAGAAGCTTAAAACACTTCAAAGAGACAGGTGTGGCGAGATCCTCATAGAGGTGCAGGATCGCTTTCTTCACGGGATGTGAAAGAAAACTTGTGGTCATCGGGAACTCCTGGTTAGAGGAATACTACGGCATCACGCCGGAGCGAATCCTGCCTTAAACGAGTCTTTCGTGAGAGTCGCCGCCAAAAGGTGGAGACTCTGCGACACCGCTTCATTAAGGTCGACATCCAGCATATCTGCTGGAACGACGGCCGAAACGGTGAGGTTGAAACGGCTCGCGACATTGATTTTCCCGTCCGAGCCCGTGACAAGGCTCGGGTACGAGTAGCTACTATCCATCCGGCGTGCCGTCAAAGCCTCGTTGGAACGAGACTGAAGACGGAATTCCGGGCGTTGGGCAGCCGCCGTACCGATCGTGTTGTTGCGCCAAACGGCAGGGGACTTATCCCCACCAGACGCATTGACAACCGTGTAGACCACGTCCGTTGTGTTGTCGTTCTTTTTCACTGTGATGTTTGCCATCGTGGGCATAAAAGCTCCTGATGCGAAGGAGAGGCCTTAAAGGCTTCACTTCAATTGTTGAACTAACAGTGAGATGGCGGTTGCCGCTCTCACAGGGCTAACGCCTTTCCAAGGGCGCGCACGCAACGACGGTCCGGAGATCGAAGTTGAACGCTGGACGTAAACCGAAC